ACCGGCTGACGGGATTAAGCAGTTCGCGGTAGGCCCTGGGCTCGACCGTGGCGGTATTGAGTGGAACAACGTGCTCTACCGCGTGATGGGCACGAAGCTCGTCTCGGTGAGCTCGCTGGGGAACGTGGTGGTGCTCGCAGACGTGGGCGGCAGTGGTCAAGTGACCTTTGACTACTCAGAGACGCTTCTGGCGATTCTCTCCAGCGGAACGCTGTACTACTGGGACGGCTCTGCGCTCACAAGCCTCACGCCTGACCCGTCAATGGGGCCAATCACGGACTTCTGCTGGGTGGATGGCTACTTCTTTCTGACGGACGGGTTTTTCATCGCTACGACGAACTTGGTCAACCCAACCATCGTTCAGGCCAAGGCGACATCCGAAGCCGATCCGGACCCCATCATCTCGATTCAGAAGTTCCGGAACGAGGTCTATGCGATTAACCGACATACCATTGAGCTCTTCAACAACGTCGGTGGAGACATCCTATCCTTCCCGTTCGCTCGCATCGAAGGAGCCCAGATTCAACGGGGTGGAATCGGAACGTACTCCTGCTGCGTATATCTGGATTCTGTGGCTTTCGTCGGAGGCGGACGCAACGAGGCGCCATCGGTATGGCTGGCGTCCGGAGCCAACACCGTCAAAATCGCTACACGGGAGATTGACCAGATTCTGGCAACTTACTCTGAAGCTGCTCTGGCTACGACTATCTGTGAAACACGTCTGTACAACGGACTTAACCACCTCTACATCCACCTTCCGGACCACACGCTAGTCTACGACGGCGCGATCTCGCAGGTCGCCGGCCAAGCCATCTGGTTCACGCTGGCTGACGGTCTCTACGGCAACAGCAGCTACCGCGCACGCAACTTTGTGTACGCTTACGACAAGTGGATTTGTGGGGACACCTCAGCGCCAAATCTTGGCTACGCGGTTCAAGACATCTCCTCGCTTTGGGGCGAGCGCGTCGGCTGGCAGTTCGAGACGCAAATCTTCTACAACGAAGGCAAGGGCGCCATCTTCCACGAACTGGAGCTCGTCGCCCTGCCTGGGCGCGTTGCCATCGGCATCAACCCGACCATCTTCGCGAGCTACTCGACTGATGGCGTCACCTACTCGCAACAGCGCGGCATCCTCGCCGGCAAGACTGGAGACCGCAACAAGCGCCTGACATGGATGCGCAACGGTCGCATGGCAGACTGGAGAACGTATCGCTTTCGCGGGACGAGCGACGCGCACTTGTCAATGGCCCGCTTGGAGGCGCGGCTTGAGCCGCTTGTGTGGTAAATGGCGAACTCCATCAAGCCAAACCGGAATGACCTTTCCAAGTTCTTGCCCGACCAGCGCCTCATCCGCGCCTTCGAGCAACTCTTCGAGTACGTCCCAGCCGGCATCGACGCCAACACCATTGACTCGTATAACTCTCAGACGTCTGCACAGCAGGCGCTTGACACGGTTGAAGCCCTTCGCAGCGTCATCGAGCTCGCTTCTACAGCGCCTTCTCAGCAGGCTAACCAGATTGCTGAGCTAGCCCAGCAGGTAGCCCTGCTATCGCAGGCGCCACCGGTAGAGCAGAAGAAGTCGCCCAGATACGGCACCTTCTACGACACCACAACGCAGACCGCAGCGGCCATAAACACGGCGTACGGCGTCACGTTCAACTCGACTGACCTCAGCTTCGGCGTGAGCATTGGGACGCCGGCAAGCCGCATCTACGTTGATTCTGAGGGCATCTACAATTTCCAGTTCTCCATGCAGCTAGACAAGACCGCTGGAGGCGTTGGTCTGTTCTACTTGTGGGCGCGAATCAACGGCGTTGACCAAGCCAACTCGGCCACCCAAATCCGCATTCAGGGCAACAACGCAGAAAGTGTTGCGGCATGGAACTTCGTGTATAGAATGAACGCGGGAGATTACTTTGAGCTCATGTGGTCCGTGGACACCGTGGACATCGAGATCAAAGCTTTTACCGCAGCCCCACCGGTGCCTGACATTCCGTCGGTCATTTTAAGCGTCACCAACAACATCTCCTGACATGGCTGTAACCGTCAAAAACATCATCCCGCCCAAGCAGGCTGAGGCTGTCGCGACATCCCAGTATCAAGCGGTGAACTGCAAGTGCATCATCGACAAGTTCACGGTGACCAACACGGCGGCTGCGAACGTGTCCATCTCAGTGAACCTGATTACGCCATCGGGTTCTGTTGCTGCCAGCAACCGCATCTTGTCCTCAAAGGTCGTCGTACCGAATGAGACCTACACCTGCCCAGAGCTTGTCGGGCAGGTTCTTGAGTCCGGTGGAATCATCTCAACGACCGCCAGCGCAGCGACCTCGCTTACTATCATGGCTTCTGGGAGGGAAGTGACCTAGAGATGGAGTTTCAGCGTGAAATCTTTACCGAGCAACTTGGCAATGAAGCAGAAGAACTCATTGGGATTCATCACGCGGAAGTTTCTGGCGAAATTGCAGATCTTCCTGCAAGGGTTCCATACGATAAGTATGGGGCTTTCGAGCAACTTGGACTGCTCCGTGTTTTCACTGCGCGACATGAGTCAAGGTTGGTTGGATACAACGTATTCGCGTTCGTCGAACATCATCAACACGGTGTCAACTTTGCGTCCCACGACACCTTGTTTCTTCACAAGGACTTCAGAAAAGGAACAACGGGCATCAAGTTTCTTAAGTGGTGTGACGAACAGCTTAAGAACGATGGTGCGCTTTTTGTTACACAACACTCATCGGCATCCCTTAATCTTGAGAAGCTTCTTCTAAGGATGGGATATAAACTTGCAGAGAAGATTTACCTTAAAAGACTTTAATTTATGGGATTAGATCCTGTTTCATGGGCTGTTCTTGGAGCAGCGGCTATTGGCGGCAGCGCATCTGTATACTCTGGAAGACAGGCTTCAAAGGGGGCAAGAGCTGCTGCGGAAGCGCAGCAGAAAGGATACAGTGCTGCTCAACGTGAACAGGCGCGTCAGTTTGATGTAATGCGGCAAATACTTGCCCCTTACATTTCTGCTGGGCGTCCTGATTTAACGCAGCCGTATATTGCGGCAGGTCCAGGCGCTATTCAGCAGATGCAGCGCCTTGTTGGCCTTGGGGGAGAAGGGGCGCGTCAACAGGCTTTGCTAAATGTCTACAAGCAACCTGAGTACACACAGCTTTCTGACATTACTGACAAGAACATCAAAGAGTACGAAAGGAATAGAGAGCGTGAGCTTGCGGCTCTAAAGAAATCAACCGAGTACAGAAATCCGACTCTTGCAGAGGGACAAAAGGGAAAAACAGCAATCAAGCAAGCCCGTGAAGACCTGATTGCCAAGTTTCAGTTAGCTACCGACAAAGGTATTCGAGACATAGAGACAGAAGGGTACAATCAGCAACAGGCGCTGTTTAAGCCGATTCTTGAGGACAAGCAGTACGAGCAAATGGGCATGGAGCAGCAGCGCCAAGCCATCCAGCAAATCGAGCAGGGGCCACTGTTCCAAGAGCTCGCTCGTCAAGGCGAGGCTGCTCTGCTTGCGAACGCCTCTGCCACCGGTAGGCGAGGCGCCGAGGACACGCAGAGTGCGCTTGCACGGTATCGTCCACAGCTTCTGAACCAACTCATTGACCAGACATACGCCCGTCTTGGCGGTCTTACCAATGTGGGGCAAACCGCTGCTCAGAATCTTCTTAATGTTGGACAGGCATCAGCGGCAGGTGTTGGCGCTGGCGCTCTTCAATCAGGGAATGCAATGGCTAATCTGATGGTTGGACAGGCAGGTGCGCAGGCAGCCGGCATACAAGGAGCTGCCGCAGGGCAGGCTGCCGGTATAAGTGGATTTGGCAACGCAATCAGCGGCGGTCTTCAGAACTATGCGCTCCTGAACGCTCTTGGGACTGGTGGTGGCGGTTTAGGGTATGAATCGTTTGCTGGGTCTGGAGATTGGGCGGCAGGACAAGGGGCGCAGGCAGGATTTATGTCCACAAACTTGTAACATTATGGCCGAGTTCAACTACACCATCCCAATTCCTCAGCCAAACACCAATATGTTTGGCGGCGGGTTCTTTCAAGGCTTGCAAGCCATCGAGGGCATCAGGTCCGCACGCGCACAGCAGGCCCTCGAGCAACAACTGGCTCCGCTTCGATTGCAGCAGGCCGAGCTTGGCGTGCAGTCTCAGCGCCAACAGATGGAACTTAGCGCGGCAGC